ATGAAATTACTACAATGGACAACGACGCATAATACTGCGCAAAAAACAATGAACCACGTATTTCACTGTGCCAGAATAATGATGTATACCGACTTGAATACCGGTATGGCGCACGTGCAGAAAGATGGTGTAGCCTTATATACCATAGATGTGAGTAATATGAGTCTGGAGGAATACACCCGGGAGCTTGAAAAGCTTGCCGTAGAGGACGAAAGGCTCAGTGATTTTCCCCTCGATTGATTATGGGCTCCCGGTTTAATAACATAAAGGCTAATCTACGCACATATTTGCGTAAGAGAGGTGCCAAGATTGATGTAAAGCGCAAAACGATAAGAGTTGATATCGACTCCCTGAATCGGGTTGAGCTGGATAAACTTCGGGAACTGGAGCGTTGGGGATATGCCGTGAACAAAGCAGAGACAGCCCCCCCCGAAAAGCTCGATTTTGAGTTTTCCAACGAATGGGATTCGTTTGTATCGTTCGCCGATGAGATACTGGAGCAATATGGTAACTAACTCTAATTTAAACAAGTCATGAAAAATCAAACAATCAATAGTGAAGAAATCTGGAAAACTATTCCGGAGTTCCCAAGCTATCAAGTAAGTAGTTTAGGGCAGATTAGGAGCGCTTGTAAAAATAGGAAAGAGGTACTACTTAAGAAGCGCAACAAATATGTAAGTCTTTACCGCCAAGGGAAAGCATACTGTGTATCGGCAAATAAAGTGATGTATTCCGTTTTTAACAACATCCCCCTTTCCTCTCTAAAAGGTCTTTTCATTATAGGCGAAACTTTGGATACCTTACAACTCTTCACCCCAAGAGGGATTATGGATGAGATTCGAGCCAAAAGAAGAAAGCATACAGCGATTGAGGTTGAAAGAATGCAAATGGAGACATACGATGATGTGCGTACCGTGATTCACGTATGGAAATCGGGGGATACGTCAAAGTTTTATGCCCGGGTGGAATCTCATAAGAATAATACTATTGCTTATCTTCAAAGAAGATTCGGTATACGCCGATCTGACGCGGAAGAATACTGGTCGGAGGCCAGCGCTATATTATACTCTTCTGTATTGAACAAAGAGCGTCCCATCATCGGTTTTGCCCCCTGGCTTAAGTCTACTGCCAAGAATATAATACTTACTGTGCAGAAAGAGAAAAGGAGAATGCGGGAATTTGACGACCGGCGATGCTATGAGTCATATTGATTCAACGTGTGAGAGTTTAAGATATTTATTTAGGTGTTAGTTTTTTATTCGCTGCCAAACGCAGCACGGCCTACTGGTTTGTGAAAATAGGTAGGTATTTCATTTAGTCGTACAGACGATGCGTCCCGGAGTCAGACCGGGGAATGAAGCAATGATAATTTAGTTATTCACTTAAAAATGAACAGTTATGAAAACAAGAAATCAAAAGAGACGCAGGGTTAAAACCCTGTACGCACACAAGGTGAGCCGCGTGTGGGATAAGGCAGATGAAATTGTTATGCTGCCTGATGGTAGAGTGGTACCAATTAAAAACGGGAGGATTCAGAATGTGCGCAATGTTTAGTGAATATTGGGTGTACATCTGGTATACCCTCGCCGCCTTATGCTTCTGCCTGCCACCTTTCGCCTATTACATAGTAGAAAGACGAAACGAGCGCAACGCCCCAGCGCCAACAAGCGAGGAAGAAATGGTACTGAAAATAAAGGAGGCTGCGGATAAGTTAAACGGATTAATAGTCGATGCTGATCGAAAGGGTTTTAATATCCACATAGATATCGATTATCCTGTGTCGTTATGTCTGACCGATCAGGTGTCGGTAAAAATAACAAAAGAGATAAAGTGTTAATAATTAAAACTGTATAGAATGAAAAAAGAGAAGCAAAAAAACGCTTTGATAGAAAAAGAGAGTTACATATTTAATGGGTGTATTATTACCGATGTGAAGTTTATAGGACTATTAATTTATAGAAAAATGGCTACACATGACTGCGTAGCCAAAATAGGTCTAAAGCCTTTGTAAATGAACGGTGATGATTAAATCAGTTGCCTTATTTACTCCGTTAGCTCCATAAGGCAAAATAGACATTTGCTTTATAACCCACCCTTCAGATAGGTGTTTTTCAATTTCGGAAAAATGGATTAAATAAGATGATGACTGATCGTTATCATAATCACCGACAGACATTGTTGATTTTTCAACAAGGATTTTTTCTTTCATAATAATTGGGTATTTAGTTTATAGTCGCTACAAATGTAGCAAAACCTACTGGTTTGTGAAAATAGGTAGGTATTTCATTTAGTCGTACAGACGACGCGTCTCGGAGTCAGACCGGGGAATGAAACAAGTATAATAAAAATAGAAGATAACTCACTATGCCACAATATAGGAATATACCATTTAACAGTGCTTGTCACTCTACGGTTGCAGAACCGGGAGGGCGGGTACTTTGCGTGGGAGTTCCCGAGTTGGCGGAGTGTGGGGTATCGGAGAAATACCTATGGAAATCTCTTAGTCAACACCGCACTGGGTTAGTTTATTGCTGGCCACACCACAAGGAAGGGCGCGAGGTATTCGTGCACTACGATGGTATGGGTGATAAATACAAAGCGCTCGTGAATAAGGTGCTTTGTGAAGATACGGACGCTCACCTGTGGGTACAGAATATGGAGGCGGCAGCACTGAATAAGAAGCTAAGCGCGGTGAAACGCAGTTTGAGCGGAATGGTCGAGGTGAGTGCGGCAGATATGTCGGAGCTCACGCAGATGCAGTTCTTTGTCCCTTCGGATGTGCAGCGGATTGCCCGGGCGGCCGGATGGATGAGACTGTGGCGACGGATGGATGTAAAGACGGCTCGCAAGTACGGGTTTACATCGGTCAGAGAGATACAGGAAGAGCTGTTTAAACAGTGTTTAAACGAGCAAATCAAAGGTTTTGTGAAGTTCGCCAAGCCTATCAACAGCGAACGGACGTTAGACCGAAAGGCACGTGAATATGGCAAAGAGGGTTTGAGTTGTCTTGTTGGTGGGTACTTCGGAAATGTAAACCGTGAAAAGATGAATACACAGACGCACGCCATTTTAATGCAGTTGGCCTCAGACCCCGTGAAATACAGCTTCGAGGACATCGGTATGTATTACAACGAACAGGCCGAGGAACTGGGGTTGCCTAAAATGACGGTATCGGCCATTAAACAGCATTTAAACACACCCAAGCATAAAAAGGTGTGGTACTATATGAGACACGGCAAACTGGTGGGAGACTTGGATATACAACCGATGATCGACCGGGAGCCTGTGAGCAAGCCCGACCTGCTTTGGTCACTCGATGGTACAACCATGCAGTTGTACTACAGGCGGCTGGAAAAAGACAAGCGGGGTAATGACAAGTGGGTGGTTAAGAGCGATCTGTATGCTTATTTTGTAACAGATGCCTGTACGGGTGCCATTATCGGGCATAGTGTAGCTTTTAGCGAAAGTTCGAGCATGGTGATAGAAGCCCTGCGTAATACGGTTAATACATGGGGATACATTCCTTATCAAATGAACTACGATAACGGATCGGCCAATATTGAGACTACGGTAAAGGCATTAGTTGATAATATGACCCGTGTAAACTTCCCCTGTTCTCCGTACTCCGGACGAAGCAAGACGGTAGAATCCGTGATTGGCCACTTTCAGCAGAGAGAACTGCGTAAATTGAAAAACTTTAAAGGCGGTAATATCACCACTAAGAGCCATAACAGCACAGCGAACCCAGAATTACTCAAAGAATTGGCCAAGGACTTGCAGTTTACCGATAAGTTACCCACAGAGGAACAAGTATTATGCGAGTTCAGAGAAGCTGTAGAGGCTTGGAATAAGCGAGGCGAAGGACGCGATGCTTATGGTACGTTCATTGGCAAATCGAAGATTGAACGGTACGCAGAAAGCTACGAAGGACGTGTTAAACTGAACGCCTTTGAGAAAATGAGCCTCTTTGTCGTCGAACTTAAAAACAGAACCCACCCCTTTGGTGAGTACGAGTACAGACAAAAGGGTATTGAGATTTCCATCCGTGGCGAAAAGATGAAGTTCATTGTACCGGATTGCGACAGCAGCGCGATGGACTTTGAATTTAACCGGGAGCATCTCGGGGATACCTTCCGGGTATTCGTGAACCTTACAACGAACCGCCCGGAATGGGTGGAGCTCCGAGATAGAAACGGGAAGTTTGTAGCGGATGCATACGAGAAGGAGAAGCTGGCTTCGTGCGTGGCTGATATGAAGGATAAACCGGGTGAGATGGGCAAGGTACAATACGCCATCGGCCTGCAGAAAGATTACTACGAGGATGCACGCACGGAAATGGAACGCCAACGGGAAATTGCCCAACAGGCAGGATTCAGAGCTACCGGAACGGATGGATATGGCTTTAGCTGGCAAGACACCCCCAAGGTACTGGAAAATGCACGTAACAACAGGCTCGAGGACAAGCGTAACGGCTTTGTTCAGAAGAGCGATGAAGAGGTGGAGATAGAGGGACTTATGGGTATGTAGCAGCGTTTAAACAGTGTTTAAAGAATTAATAACCAATAAATAAAAGAGATATGGAACTAACTAACAGCATTAAAGACAAAGTGGTAGAGCGATTGCTTGCCGAATTTGAACAGAAAGCAGCCTGTGCTCCGGATAAAAAGAAGTATTCGCAAGCCGAATTTGCACGAATGATCGCACTCCGGCACGGCATTAAGTTCGACAAGGCTGTTCTTCCGCAGATCAAAAAAGAACAAGGGCGTAACTACAATGCCATCAATGAGGTATCATGGTTGGTATTAGCCCGGCACTACAATGTACTGAGCACATCGGCGTGGAATACGGCTCGAACAAAGGCCTACATTACCGTACAAGCCCAATTGGGAGCCTGCCAGCGCTATGGTATTTGGCAGGTGCTTTGTGATCGCGCCGGCATTGGCAAGAGCTATGCGGCTGTATCGTATGCCCGGGCAAATAAGAACGTATTCTATGTAGATTGCTCGGAGTTTCCCAGTAAGGGCGATTTTATTACCTGCTTGGCCGGACAGTTCGGGCTGGAAAAAACGGGTAGCTACAATCAGTTGTGGCGTGAGGTAACAAACGAGCTGTTGCTGCTCGATTGTCCTCTACTGATATTGGATGAGTTCGGAGACTGTGCGGACGCGGTAGTAACGCTCATGAAGGGACTCTACAACAAAGCGAATGCAGGCGACCGGATTATGCTCGGGTGTTATTTCATTGGCGCCGATAATCTGCAAAAGAACCTGATCGACGGCAAGCGTATGAGAAAGCCAAGTTACGCAGAGTTTTGGAGTCGCTTCAACGAAAAAGTAACCAACCTTGGGTACGATAAGACTCCTGCCGGATACAGAGAGGAACTACGGGGTGAGATAGAGAAAATCGCAGTCGCTAATCTACCGGAAATTGAAGAGGGTGTGGATAAGGTGGTAGAAGAAACCCTTAAAACGGGTGCCGTACGCGCCACACAGAAAGAGATAGCTAAACTACGTATGTTGGGAACTGATAAATACATGAGATTATGAACTATCTATATCAGATCGGTATGCCGGTGGAATATTTGAGCACCGCCTTTATGTTGTGGACAGCGTATGAGCGGCCTTGTAAAATAGTGGTCAACCCTGCCAAGACAGACGAATGGGCAGTGATAGAATTGCGACACAAAGAACTGGCGACAGCTATCGTGGAAGCAGTGAGAGAGAGCAGGGTTAGCATAGTCAAGGAACAGGTTAAAATCATTAAGTTATGAGCAGGTTTGGGGTGTTTTACGAGCTACTTGGCAAGATGCCGGGAGCTACGAAAGAAGAGATTGTATACCAGTACTCGGGCGGTACCTCGTTGAGTGAGTTGTACGAGAGATCACCCAAGAAATATCGGCAGATGATTGAAGACATGAGGCGCCTGACGGTTAATGAAAGTGATTTTCATCGGGCAGACCGGCATAGGAAACGGGTGATTGCGGCGATTGCAGGATATTTCGATAAGGCAGGGCTATATCAGAACATCGGACGCAGGGAGCGGACAGAGAAGATACTGGGTACTGCTTGCCGGGCTGCCGGAGTGGAAGACTTCAATGCTATGACCGAGTCGCAAATGAAACGGGTTTATAACGAGTTTGTGCGCAAACAAAAGACAGCGCAGCGAGTAGAGTCCATTTGCCACGAGGCAAGGGCAGAGGCGAACGGAAAAACGATACGCAGGGGGTGTTTAAGTGTGACACTTCCCGGTTAAAATAACAAAAGGGTTGCCATGAACGACTGCGATGAGCAGAGCGACTCCCCGGGGCGGTGCCGGGGATGGTTCTATACAACAGTAAAAGTGAGCATATGAGTAAAGGTAAATATAACAGACGCAATTTCCTGCTTCGCGTAAGAGATATACAACGGATTTATACAGAGTACCATGACCGTGGGTATTCGGATACGTATATTTATAAAACTCATATTTACCCTACTTATAAGATCGGCAGAACCACGTTTTACAACTACTTGGCTACTCCCGCCGATCGGGATTTGAAGGAACTGGATGAGCGGTTGCAGCGAGAAAAGGAGCTGCAGAAAAGGCAGTTGTCGATGTTTGAGAAAGAGAATCAATTCTGATATATAAACCATTTAAAAAACAAGATTTATGGCAAAGAGAGTAAAAAAAACGGTGATTACCGGGGTAAGCAGCGAACAGGTGGAAGCAGCGTTGAGCGAGTTTGTTCAAGCTGATTCGAGTATTCAAAAGATCACGGCTGAGATGGAGTTAAAAATTACGGCTATCCGCGACAAGGAGGCCACAAGGTTGGCGCAGTTGCAGCAGCAAAAGGACGATGCGGTAGAGGTATTGCAGGCTTTTGCTACCGAAAACAAAGAGACGTTGTTCTCCAAAACGAAGAGCTACAAGAGTGCTCACGGCGTATTCGGGTTCCGTACAGGTACTCCGAAGCTGAAGCAATTAAAGGGGTTTACCAAAGAGTCGGTACTAACATTAGTTAAGACGCTACTTCCCGATTATATACGCACCAGTGAAGAGGTAGCCAAAGATCGCTTATTGGCAGATCGCTCCGACGAAGGCATGGAGGAGAACCTGAAGAAATGTGGTATGCAGGTGGTGCAGGATGAAACGTTTTACGTAGAACCCAAAAAGGAAAATGAGCCATCAGCCTAAATACGCGTACCGCCCAAAGGGTTCTCATTGGGCGGTTTACCGAATGGAGTATCAGGGTACGGTCGGTATTGGCACCAAGGTGTTTGACTCTCCCGACAGGGAGGAAGCGAGAAAAGAATGTTATCGGTTAAATGGATGGAATTATAAAGGAGATAAGAATGGAAGATAAAACATTTATTCAGTTGGGTGCGACGATGGTGTTTGTTGTTGCGATTGTCGCTCGTTTTAGTAAAAAAGAGGATGCGTGCTTGTGTACCATCCTGTTGTGTATCCTCGGGTATTTGATGTTGATTTATAGTAAATTGTAAAACATTGAAAGAGTATGAAAATCAGATTAGCAGAAAAGATTCTCTACGTCACCTCTATATTTGGAAACTGGGATAGTAACTATCAGCCGTATTCTGTTCCACAACAGCAGAAGGCACTGAAAGTGCTGAAGGTTCCAATGAATATCAGGAAATCGATGTTAGAGTACGGAGTGTATGAGAAAATACCAACCGAATACAGAGGATACAATCCCATTCAGGTGTCACAGGCGATGTTGAAACATAAGATGAACCCTGGGAATATAAAGGAGTATCGCAGGTGTATGAGACAGCTTTTGGGTAAATAATCACTTCAAACCATCCCGGCGCCACATCCTGCGTAAACTGGCTAACGAGGCTGCGTCCTTGTGGTACGGGGTGGTTCAAATCAATAGAGTAATGAATCAAATGACAAAAGTACATGCCTCTCTTTTCTCCGGGTTTGGTGCTGCTGATCTTGCCGCCACATGGATGGGATGGGATAATGCTTTTTGGTGTGAGATAGAAGATTTCCCCAGGACTGTGCTAAGTTATTGGTTCCCTCAATCAATAGGATATGGAAACATTAAAGAAACAGACTTCACGCCTTGGCGTGGAAAGATTGATGTTCTCACCGGAGGATTCCCCTGCCAGCCGTTCAGTGTCGCTGGACAACGAAAAGGAGCGGATGACGACCGCTATCTCTGGCCGGAGATGCTTCGAGCAATACGGGAGATACGACCAACTTGGATTATTGGTGAAAACGTTAATGGAATCCTTAGCATGGTACAGCCCGGCAATGAAGCTACAGTGGAAAGTCAAACCTCTTTGTTTGAAGAGAATGACAAAGAAACGATACTCGAACAGGAATATGTCGTCGAAACCGTCTGTCGAAGTATTGAGCAAGAAGGATATTCCGTCCAACCGATTGTTATTCCGGCTTGTAGCGTCGAAGCGCCGCATATCCGGTATAGGGTCTTCTTTATTGCCCACCGTTCAGACGCAAGGGCTGAAAGTGTGCAACGAGAAAGGGAAGACGGAGTTTGTGAATCTGACATTGTTGCCAACACCAAATGCAAGGGAATCGGACAAATACAGCAAGAAGTACAATCCAAAAAGCCAAATGGGTACAGCATTGACGGCATTGGCAATGAATGGAATGTTACCAACGCCAACGGCCAGATGTTACAAGAATGGTTCGAAGCAGGAGGATGGCCGGACTCAACGAAAACTACAACAGGGATGGACAATGGAACTGAACGATTTGGCGGCTTGCGGTATGCTCCCAACGCCAAAAGCCAGCGATTTCAAGAATGTTACATTTCCTCCTTCCGAGAGAAATCGGGATTCAATTGTAGGGCACATAATGCAACAAAACGAGATTGGAGAGACTTCCCGACTCAATCCCCTATATGTAGAGGAAATGATGGGCTTCCCTTTGATGTGGTGTGTCTTACCGTTTCTCTCACAGCATGGTGTACAGGAGCAATCAAGGGTTATGGAAACGCCATAGTGCCAGAAGTGATGTATGAGATATTTAAAGCATTAGAAGAAGTTGAACAATTAACGTAAAACTTAATAAAAGCGAATGAAAAAGCATATACAAAATCAGATAGTATTTAATCTTCAAAAACGAACCGTGACAGTAACGCCAGTATTTTGGGATGGTTGCTTTTTTAACTTTGGATGTTACCAGGTATTTAATATTTGAAAAGCGAATTAAGAATGAATCTTATATGTAGAATATTTGGGCATTCATATAACTGGCATCAAGGTATTGTTTATTGTGCGAGATGCTTTTCTGTTTCGGAGGAATACAAGCGATATATACAAATCCCCCCTCCAAATAAATCAAAGTGAATAATTTAATCAAATTAAGTAAAAATATGGAAGATAAAAAAGTTCAGGTAGTAATCGAGTTAGATAAAGAATGCGTGTTGTCGACTCTTTTTTTAATGGGAGAAAAGCTCTCCGATGAAATGTGGCAGAAGCTTGTCGCAGAATCTGTGGTTATCAATGACTCCGACATGGGAGATCAGACCAGAGATATGAAGATTGCTTTTTCCTGTTTGGCGCTTGCCAAGGTAATGGGTGCTAAAGATGAGTAAGAAACAACAGGTATATTTATTATCGGAACCTATGTTTGCCGTTGATATCCCAGTCGAGAAAGAAGAGTTTTTTGGCTTTCCATGTAGCACTTGTGGTGGTAGTGGTTGGCATTGGGGCGAGGATGAACAGGGTGATCGGACAAAGATAGACTGCAGGGTGTGTCAGGGTTCCGGAAACTTGAAAGCAGTGGTAACGGTTGAGTGGTTTGCACAGAAGTAAAGTGATAGAATTATTTAAACGGTGTTTAAACAGTTTGTTAGGCTGATTTAAACACCGTTTCTCTTTTTAGTCTATGAGGTATTTCTTCCTCTGAGGGGATATGTTGATATCGTCAATTCTTCCAACTCCTATCCCGGTACGTCTGCGAGAGATGGTGCAGGTGAAAGTAAGCAGGTGGTAATTGAAATAGTCTGTAGTCACCGGGCGCTCTCCTTTGAGAAGCAATCCGGATGTTTCGCAGGTAGAAATATCCTCGACCAAGTTGCTTATGGTTTCGTAGTAGTCTATTTTTTCCATTCCAGAGAGTGTCTCGGATAAGTTGTCGGTTTCATCGGTAGGGTCTGTGAGCACGTGAACCTCTACAGATAGCTCACCTTTACGCATGGTTCCGGCGCGCTCCCACGAAATGGCATAATCAATGAATAAGGCCGGGGTGGTAAATTCGAACCGCTCAGGTTCTTCGGGTTGCCCATCATACAGGTCGATGTATTCGGGTGGTGAGAGATTCAAGGAGCGGAACAGACTAACAGTTTCGGGCTGCTTGAATAGCTCTTGAATGGTTTTATATAACTGCTTCATAAAAAAATAGTATTTAAATGGTTGTTTATTAGAATATTGTTTCTATCTTTGTGCCAGTAGGCCTGCGGGTCGACTGAGCCTTCGGCGGTTAAACTGTATGTATGTACTGTTTAATCGCCGATTGTATTTTTATACTGTTCATACAATAGTCGTCCATCGGCATCTATGACAATTACACCCTTTAGTGTAGTGGACTCCATTTTGCGGGTTACGGTTCTACGGATTCCATCCACGCCTTCTTCTCTTATTTCGGACAGCTTGATTACAGCATAGTCTGCCTGCTGTGCCGCCTTCTCAAGGTGCGGGGCAATGTGTTTACCGTTCCCCTGAAGGCGTTTAAAATCTACGACCCACTTCTCTTTCTTGCCAAATATCAACAATGCGTCTGCGTTTTTGTCTTTGTTGTGGAATTTCCAGTCGTCGGGATAGAACTTGTCTTTTAGCCCTCCATCTTTGGGGTGTATCTCCGGCAACAGGCTGGCCTCGGTAATACCCGGTTTAATTTGAAGCAGATCGGACAGTACCTCGAGATTTGAAGGAAGTTCCTCTATACCGTGCATGACGTGTTGATGTACCAACACATTATGCCTTTTGCCCGGCATATAAAGATCAAGGTAAGCATTCTCGGGCGGCAGGTAGGCAATTGCCTGCCGTATCTCTGAACGGGGTACGCCGATGTAGTACGGGTGTCCCTGTGGAAAGATAAGCCCGGTATTGCCCACGTTGGTGCGGAACATAGACTGAACAGCAGGTGCTTTGTAGCTACCTTCAGGGGTCTCTTGTGCATCATCATCGGATACCTGTATCACTTCACAACGGCAATGCCATCCGTTTGGCGGATAGTACGTTAGCCAAAACGGGTCGTCTACATGTTTGACAATGCCATCCAGCAGGCGGTGCTCGTTTCGTACGCTGTCGTCTCCGGCTGTCTGATAGCGTAGAAACGGGAACATTTCCTTTTGCGCCCGGAACTCTTGCCAACGGGCGGACTGGGTGGCCGAAGCGATGGCCGTATCGTATTCGGTTTGCAACCATACACGATTGAACTTTTCATTGATTCCGGATACTTGTTCGCGAAAGTCGGAGAAAGTACGCAGGTTCCCCTCTTCGTCACGCAAGGCGTCCGTCATGGTACGGAGCTGCTGGTAGTTCTTTGCGGCCGAGAAACTAAACACATTAGCAGACAGACGGGTAAGCATGGCGTGATCGGGAGTGCTCCAATCTACGGAAACAAAGTCGCGCCCATATCCTTCATAAACGCCTTCGAGAAGCGTTTTTGCGGTCGCAGAGAGCAAAGAGGGGTCGTGCGTGATCTCGCTTTTTTGCTCATGGATACGCGCACACAGGCTCTTTATCTCATCGGCAAAATCGGGAAGTTCTGTGTTTAAAGCAAGAAAGCCCGGTACGGGCGGATATAAGTACCGGGGTGTATCATTAACACCTCCGGATTGAGGGTTGGTGCGAGTGGGGCAAGCCTCGGTGGAGGTTGCCCCTACTGAAAATCCGCCAGGAAGCCCCCCAGCTTCGCGGTAGCTCTGACAGGTTGGGGTGCTCCACCCACGGGAATAGCGGCTGAAGGGGCAACCGGTTCTCCTGTGATGGGTATATTAAACGTCTTGCTAATCCACTTGGTTGGAATCGGATAGCCACGCTCGAGTAGTTTCATGATGATTTCAAAGTAATCTTTGAGGTCGAGCTTGATGCTGGCGTCAAAAACAAACTCATCAGTTTCGGGATTTACATCCCAGCCGGCAGCCTGCATGATACGAAGCAACTGACCGTTGACGGTAAAGGTGACGATACGCTGATCGGCGGCGGCTATCTTTTCATCAAGGTTACGCTCGTGCACTTCGGATTGCGCGCGGGATGCGCCGTTATCGGATACCATAGTGCCTCCGGTCAATGGTTTGCCTATTTCAGTGTTTATACGTTCTATCTGCTTGTCGTAGACTCTAAAGGCATCGGCGCCGGCAAAAGGCTTGATGTCGATGGTAGTGCCTTCGGGCAGAACCGCCTGAGCAGCTTCGCCCAGAGCAGAAAGCAGGGATTCGATTTTGTCGATATCACCTTTCGAGGTCTTATTGGTTGTAGCGGTAATCAGGGGTTGCCCGTATTTTTCAGAGAACTCAGCCCATGATTGCTGTGCATTGCGCTTCCAGATGAGCTGTCCGCAAATGTTCGCCATGAGTCCAAGATCGGAGGGTTTACCTACATGAATGAGGGTATCTTCAAACCCCGTAGCGTAAGAGATACCGGTAGTGGCATTGACTTCGGGTAGTACCGTGAGCAGCGTAGGTACGACGTTGCGGCGGGGTACCAGCGAGAAGCTCATGGTTGCCGGGTCGGAAAGCTCCAGTAGTGTGTATCCGTAATAAGGGCTTTCCAGCACATCCTCCATGAAGTTGTAGAACCATTCGGTTTTGAACAGTTTTGTTTTCTCTTCGTTGACCTCGCCCGTGGCACGGTCTTGGATAGAGAAAGGGGTACACAGCGTGGCAGCTTTTCGCAGTTTTACCTGTGAGATGAAATGGCCGTCGTCTTTGAGGTTATCGTACAGGTCTTGGAGGAGGTAGAGGCGCGGAGTATTGATATCGCCTGCCAACTCGAGCGCCTGGCGCCATTTACGTATCTCGGCACGGGTTCTGTCTTTGAATTCGCCTACAATTTTGGCAACAATCAAATTGTTTTGTTTTGCGCCCGTTTGCGGGACTTTCTTTATCTGTTTAGCACACATACGATATTGTTCTTTAAAAGTTTATTTAAATCAGTTTAAACGGGTTTTAATACTTGTTCTCGTTGGGTTTGTATCGGGAGGAGATGCGGACGTCTCCGCAGTAGTCCTTTGTGGGTATTTGCGGCAGGTCGGTGGGTGTCTCTCCGGAGCCGACGGAGGTGAGCCATGCCAGTGCATCGTCGTATCGGATTTTGCGATGTTCGGGGGTGGATTTGGGAGACTTCTTGCTCCACAGGTGATAGATGGTCAGGTCGATGGTAATCATAACAAGGTATTCGTCCCTGTCGTCTCCGATGGCGGCGAATAGCGTGTTACAGTCGTATCGACCTCCCAAATGCTTGCGTATCTGGGCGATGGCGAAACGTTCGGCCTTTAAGATGGCGGCACGGTCGTCGGTACCGTCCAAAAGGCGCAACAGCTCTGTGCGCGCCTGTACCTCGTAGTCTGATTCTTGTATGAAATTTGCCATAATTAGTAGTTGTTTTTAGATTTTGCACGACGCTCTGCCCGGCTGATGGTGCGGGTGTCGAACTTCTCTACAAAAGTGATTTTGTTTAATTTTGATTCGGCTCCGTGCCAGGCATCGGGCCCGTCATCGTTAGCCTGTGAGCCGCGTTCGAAAGCAAGGAACTGATCGACCAGCGTAATAAAGTCCGGATTATCTTTCATGGCTTCATTGAAAATGACATTGTGCCGCTCGAAGAACCCGGCGGTGGATTCGACGCGATCGAACTTGTCGGTTTTACCTCGCTTATCGGCCACGACGGGAATGTGGTAACCGCGCTCATCGCCTTCGGTGTCGAAGTCGTTGACAAACTCGTCCATTGCGAATAAACCCTCAATGAAGTAGGAAATATTAAAACGACTCAGACGTTTGTCTTCGTAAAGATCGTACAGCCACGAGGCGCATTTAGCGCGGGAACCCCGGCGAAGGTAGACGTAAATAATGTGATACTGACGCCCTGTTTTGCCGACCAGTAGCATAGCCTTGTAGTCTCCGGCAGCTTTGTAGGAAAGGTCGCCATAGAAACACAATCCATCGTACTGACTTAAGAGGAGCATTTGCCCATAGATAATATCTTCGTGCTTGAATACGGCACCGTCTTGTATGTGCACATGCATGTACTCGCGCATGAAAGAGCGGTAAGGTGTGGAGTTAAACTTCTTTCTCCAATACGCTGCATCGGACTTTTCCGGCCACTCCGGGGTGAAGTCGGTGAGGTTCTTGACTGCACAGACTTTGAGAATGTAATAATGCGAGGTATCACCCTCTTGTGCGGCCTGCTGCTGTCCCTGCAGGTAAAGCTGTCGCATACGGTTGGTGATACTGTTTTTATGAAAGTTGTTGTTGGCATAGATGAAGCGGTCGGTGGCATCAGGGTCTGAGTCGAAGCACCCCCATACGTCCTCGGTGATAAACTCGATGGCCTCGCGCATGAGCTTGTTGTTATTGACGTGGCGCTTGTTGTCTACGTCGTCGACTACAATGTAATCGGGGCGGTTCTCATCTTCGCGCGAACCACGGGGAGACTGCATAAAGCCCAGGGCGCTGAATTTAGTGCCGTCGGTGGTAGTAAAATCGCCATCCGCCCAATCGCCGTACTTAAAGCGCCGGCCGTAGTCGTTGATTAAACGCTGGTTAAACTGTAGCTGTGCCTGAAGCGAAGAAAGAAGCTTCTTTGCCTTGGGTTCGGTTTCGCCGATGAGCAGCATGTAATGCATGTCGTTCATCGCCAAGTACAGAAACAGAGGAATACCCATGTCGATGTGTACGGATTTGGCGGCAGAACGGTACCACTCGGCCAGTGCACGAATATGGCGGTTCTTGATAATCTCTTTGGCCAACTTCTTGTGGAACCATGCGCATTTCTTTTTGGCATAGTTCGGGAAATAGTACTCGAACCATTTGATGTAATCGGCTTCGAGTGACTTGATACGACGCATTTTGTCGGCCGGGCTTTCGTTGATTCGAATGCTGGTAGACTGGGCTATGCGCTGGCAATGCTTGTCGTAGTCGTTGAGTAGCTTGTCGTATTTGGTTGACATATTGGTAGTTTGCTGTTACGCCTCGAGGCTTATCCGGTATTGCAGGAATAGCTTGTGAAACTTGGTGAATAGAACGGCGGTGGCAGGTTCCTGATCTGCCATCCAGTTGTCGAACTCGCGAAACACATCCATCACGGTGCGAACGTTTATTTTCTTGTCGAGCCGATCGATGGCAGCCATCAGCTTGCTGATCTGATCGGAGTTGATGGTACTGGTTTCACCCTTGGCGACTTTGTAAGCCTCGCCCATGAGCAGCTCTTTGATTTTAAGGGGCGTTAGCTGAGTTTCATTTTTACGCTCATCCCAAGATGGTTCTCCTTCTCTGCCCTTCTTCCATCTGCTAACGGTCTGCTCGGTTACACCGAGGTTTTCGGCTATCTCACGCCCGGTGAGCGAGAGGCGGATGTACATATCTTCGGCTATCTCCCGTTTCTTTTCGTTGGTAATTTCTGCCATAATTGGTAATCTTTTTAAGCAAAGATGCAGGCGAAAAGGGACAGTTTAAAAGAAGTGTTCAACCCTTGAAAAGAAGTGTTCAAGGTATGTACAGATAGTTGCAAGGGGCGAAAAAGCACGTTATGTTTGCTGAAAAATAATCGACGCAATGGCAAAGAAGATTGAAACAGTACGACTGTACGGAGAGATTTACCCGTATGGCATTAACTCGGCAAACGCTTTTATCGGGCGATTTGATGAAGCCTGCAAAGGAGCCACCGAAGTGGATGTATATCTGCATACACAGGGGGGCGATGTGCTGGAGGGAACACTGATCTATAACCACATGAAAAGCTGTGGTATTCCGGTGAACGTATATATCGTCGGGGTGTGTTGCTCGATGGGAACGGTGATTATGATGGCCGCCAACCGGGTGTACATGTGTGAGAATTCTTACCTGATGGTACATGCACCATCGGGCGGATGTTTTGGGACGGCGGTAATGATGGAGAAGGCAGCCAAAGGGTTGCGTGGAATGGAGAAGAATTTCAAGAAGATATATGCTGCCAAAACGGGGAAGAATGAAAAGGAGATTGAGGAACTTTTGGTAGGTGACAACTGGTTTACAGCGCAAGAAGCGGCGGACGAAAAATTGATAGACGGCATTGTGGCTCCTATTGCCACAGGTGTAACGCAGGTTTCCGCGGAGGAATTGAAGACGCAAACGCCCACGGCGCTGTACAACCGGTTCTCTGCTTGTTTGACGAAAGGAGAAACAGAGGGGAAAGAAGGATATAGTATTAATCATAAAACAGAGAGTGAAATGGACAAAGCAGGTTTGATTAACGAGTTTGCCCTGACGGGTGTAACGGCACAAAGCAGCGATGTGGATGTGCAGAATGCGCTTCGCGCAAAGCTGGACGCAGAAACGCGTCGGGCGGACGCGGCAGAACAAGCAAACAAGGATGCGGAAAAGAAGCGTATTGAGGACACAATAGATGCGGCAGTACATGCAAAGAAGATCACGGCAGAGCAAAAGGCGCTGTATGTAGGTATCGGTGAAAAGTCGGGGCTGGAGGCGTTGATGGCGGTACTATCCGGATTGAAACCTTCCCCATCGCTTGTTGCGGCAACGCGCAGTGGAAATGCAGCTTCGGCAACCGCCGGAGGGGTGCGTGAGGGCTGGACATGGGAACAGTGGCAAAAGGAAGCTCCGCGCGAGCTCGAGGCGATGGCGAAGAGCGATCCGGAGAAGTTCGAGGCGCTGTACAATGCAGCATTTAAGTAATTAACGATTGACAATTGATGAAAGATTTGGTGAAGATGAGAAAGAAGACAGGTAGAATTATTTCGGCGCTTGTTGCGCTGGTAGTCAGTGCGGTAATGGGGTGTTTGATCGCCCTTTGTTTGGGGCTTCCTCTGTGGGTGGGAGCCATTGGGATGATGGTGGTGGCAACAGTCGCCAGTTTTGTAAGGTTGCCTAACGGATTGCGTGCGGGTGTGTATGTCGAGGTATGGACACGGCAGGTGGTGGAGCACTATACGCATGCGATGGAGAATACGTTTCTGGATGGGGTTCCGGACTTTAGTCAGTATGCGGAGAATAGCACGATACACCTGAGCGACGTGTCGGGAGACCCGACTGTATTGGTGGATAATACGACTTATCCGCTGGAGGTGGAGACACTCGCAGATGGGGATGTGTCTATCGGATTGAGTAAGTTTGAAACAAAACCGACTGCGGTCACGGACGATGAACTTTACGCGCTTGCTTACGATAAAATGGCGTTGGTTAAAACCCGCCACGGGGACAAGTTAAGCGAGGGTATGCTGGATAAGGCGATTCATGCATTTGCCCCAACTGAGAACACGGCAGACACTCCGGTACTGGAAACATCGGGAACTCCGGACGAAGACGGACGTAAAAAACTACTTCGCGCGGATATTCTTAAGTTGCGCAGAAAGTTGGACAAACTCAAAGTGCCCAAGAAAAACCGCAGATTGGTGCTCTGTAGCGATCATATCAACGACCTGCTGGAGGCTGATCAGAAATTTAAAGACCAGTACCACGATTACTCTACGGGGGTGATTTCTAAGATGTACGGCTTTGATATTTACGAGGCAGCGAACTGCCCGCTCTTTGACAGCACAACCAAGAAGAAAAAGAGCTTCGGTGCAGTGGCCACGGCCAACGATTTTGAAGCCTCGGTATTCTTCTATGTTCCGCGCATGTTCAAGTGCAAAGGCAGTGTTAAGATGTATTACAGCAAGGCAGAGAACGACCCACTCTACAAACGTAATACGGTCAGCTTTACGGCACGCTTCGTGGCGCTACCTCAAAAGAAAGAGAAAGCAGTAGGCGCCATTATCTCCGTAAAAGGTTAATAAGAGCGATTTAAACGGTGTTTAAACAAGAGAGAAGGCATTGCTGCTTTCTCTCATAAAACTAAGAAAAGACATGGCGAAAAAGAGTGTAGATAAGAAAGAGGAGATGCAGCGCGTTTGCGAGCAGATGGGTGTGAATAAGTTGTATTACAACACTAAGGGTGAGTATTTCACCGAACCCGGCTATGCGTATGCCAGCGAGGCGGGTGATAAGAAAAAAGTCGGGGTTTATATCGCGACGGCGGATAAAGAAGAGGTGAAGGAGCCTGAAGGAGGGACAGATGAATAACCGGATAATTATCGGCAAAGGCAAAGTTGGCAAAAGCGTGCTGGGTGGAGTTGAGAAGACATCGGCACTGGTTGGCTACTTTGGAAATCTTAGCAGTTTTGGCGAAGGTGAATTTATTCTGCTTTCTGCCGTAACGGATATGGCGGCTTTCGGAATCAATGAGACCACAAGCGGACTCTTGCACCACCACATTACCGAGTACTTCCGTATGGGAGGGAAAGGAGCACGGCTGTATGTGCTGAATGTGGAAAAGGGCGAAGCCGCCGGGCTTGCTGCATTGGTAAGCCACGCAAGCGTAAAGCGGATGATTGCGGCGACCGACGGGCAAATCTTTAACCTGGGTTTCTCCTATGTGCCGCAAACAGTGACGAAAGTAGACGGACTCCCGGATGAGATCATCCCGGCTGTTAAAGCCGCACAGGTGTTGGCAGACTGGGCGCAACAGACAAACAGGCCGCTGCATGTGGCGCTGGAGGGTGCCGGACTGGGAACCGTTACGGCAGCAACGATGGCGAATTTGCGCGAGTTAAAAACGGACAGTACGGCGGTTAATTGCCCGCAGGTATCGGTCATGATCGGACAAGATTGGGATTACGCAGAAACCCGAACGGGAGCAGAACAGAAATATGCCGATGTAGGGGCACTCTTGGGTGTTATGGCGGCACAGCCCGTGTCGTATAACATCGGCGAGGTGGCTACCATGATGCTGACTGATGCAAACCGGGGAAGTTGGGTAAATGCAGGCCTTTCCTCGCACGAAAAGGTAAGGGAGAAGGAAACGGAACTGAACGGTTTGAACTCAAAAGGCTACATCTTCGGCGAGTATTACTCCGGTGCGGTGTGCTTGAATGACGATCATGTATGTGCCCGGATAGTGGTAGACAAGGATGGGAACATAAGCGAGAGCACTATTGCGATGAGCCGGACGAACTGCAAGGTGATGCGGGAGCTTTATGCCGCCTACCTGCCCAAAATAAAGAGTACGGTGCCGCTCGATGCTAAGACAGGGAAACTGGGCACCGGAATGGTCAAATACCTCGAGGATATCGGCAACAACGTGTTTGCGAACATGACAGCCAAACAGGAGGTATCAGGCGGTGAGACTCAGGTGGACGGTGACAGCAACCTGATGGTGGGCGACCGGGTATTGAAGGTGTATTTCCGCTGGGTTCCGATGGGATGCATCGGGGTGATAGAGGGAACGGTAAACATTAAAACTTCGATTTAAGGGTATGAAATTAAGAAGAGACGGAAAAGCGTATGACGGCGGAGACGCCACGATTACAGCGCTGGGGCAGATTTGGGAAGAAGTCACAGCAATTGAGTACGGTTCGACACAAGAGCACCAGAAGAACTGGACACTGGGAAGCCGGGATGCTTCAAGTTGGAGTATGGGAAAGAAAGACCATACAGGGAGTATTACCATGATGATGAATCAGGCGGTAGCGCTGGAAAACGCGTGTGGGGGCGACCTGTTGTCGATTAAACCTTTTCCCATCAATGTGACGTTCGTGGACGGGTTTAATCAAATAGTGAACGATACGGTGTTGGCCAAGTTTCAGAGCCAAGGCCGCGATGTAAATACAGAGATGGGGCTTAACAAGCAGTACGAGTTGTTCGTACTTGATATTCAGTATGGTAATGTGTAATATTTTTAAAATCAAAAGAAGATGGGAATTACAAAACAATTGATTGAAGAGCAGAAAGCGAAATACCCGGGGTGTAAAATTGTCAAGGTAACCTATAAAGGGGACGATGAAAAGAGTGTAGTTCTCGAGGGGTTGGTGCGAAGCCCGAACCGGCAAGTTATTAGTGAAGCGGATAAATTTGATGCCACGAACCCGGGTAAGGCCAAGGAGATATACGTACGGAACTGTGTACTGACGGATGTAGAGAAGGTATTGGCAGACGACAACCTGTTTTATCAGGCTTATTTTGCAATTGTTGATCTGCTCCCTTTTCAGAAGCCCGAAGTAGAGATGTTATAGCGGGTTGCCCCCCGCTACTGGATACGGAGAATGTGGATTATGTGAGGAAGTATAACGCGCTGATGAGTTTTTATTTCCACATTCCCTTTCCGGAGCAACTCCCGGACGAAGTATGGGCGGAGAAAATGCGGCAGATTGAGTGGCTGTCCACTAAGGGGATGCTGGGCGTAAAGGTGGAAAAGCAAGCAATACAAACAACGCGGGTAGCACAAGCAACACAAGGAGGGAATAAATGAGATATACGGTTGACCTGATTACAAGGTATCAGAGTGCCTTTGGGTTTGTGAGCGGTACGCTGGCCGGAGAGCTGGAGGGAGCCTTAAACGGGGGGATATTCAGAGCCGGAGTAGCTTATAATGAAAGCCGATGGAAGGCATCCGGTGCCGACCAGGCGGAACCGAGGTATGACGTAAAGATGTATGCGCCGCGCGAGTGGCAATGGGCAGAAATGACCCTGAAGCACGAAAGGAAAGAGTTGCACATGGGTGTAGGAAGTTTGCTTTCTGAAACACAGGGCGTATATGCTCCACCTCCGCTAATGAGGTTTCGACGCACCAAAAATATCAATGTAACGGTGATCGACGGCGGGGATGAAGCTGAAATTGTGGAGAACTTCGGGGTGAACTCATGGGAGATAGACATTAGTGGGTTGCTGGTGGATATGGATGAGCATGGATATCCCGGGGAGAAAGTGAAAGAGATGGCTCGTTTCTTTGAAATTAACGATGTGATTGAAGTGGCCTGCCCGTTGTTGCTGGATATGGGGATTAAGTCGATTTATTTTAAAGAGCAAAGTTTTGAACCTGTGGAAGGATTCCCCGACACAGTCAAGTATACCCTCTCGGCCAAAAGCATTAAACCTGTATTGTTTTCATTAATCGTGTAAAAGGTATGTTGTATCTGAATTTATGTTCACGTCTGACCATTGAGCCACAAAAAGGTGGCAAGGTAGTGATTGACCGCATATCAGCGGCCGAGATCAGTAAGACGGTAGAGGTCTTGGGAGACATGGCTACGGTAACCATAGCCAAGCGATACGGAAACAGTTCCGGGGGATTGACGGAACACATAGCCGTAGGTGATCGGGCGCGGCTGGAACTGGGGTATAACGGTGAGTATGCAGTGGAATTTGAGGGGTATATCCGCGAGATCGAGAGCGGGTTCCCGATGAAGCTACATCTGGATGATGAAACATTTTTCCTTCGGCAGAACTCGTTTGTGAAAAGCTGGAAAGAGGTGACGTTGCGTCAGGTGCTGGAGTATATTGCACCGGGGTACAAGATCGATTGCCACGAAGCCTCGTTGGGTAAGTTTCAGATTGACAACAAAAGCACCTTATCAGTGATACGGATGATCAAAGAGCACTATGGTTTTTATACCGCCATCCGTGGCAACAAGATTGTGTGTAAGTTCAGGTATGAGATTGCGGACGCCAAGCAGATGCATGTATACGACTTCGCCAAGAATGTTAAGAACAATACGCTTAAATACAAGCGTAAGGAAGATAAGAAGGTGCGAATAAAGGCGATCAGTTACAACCGTGACGGAAAGAGGATGACGCAGACGGTAGGAAGCGAAGATCGCTATGCCGGTATCAGGACGCTAAGCTACACAAATAAAACAGAGAAAGAGTTACGGGAGTTGGCACTGGCGGAGTATAAGCGACTCCGTTTCGATGGATTCGAAGGAAATGTGACGGGTTTCGGAGTGCCGCGTACCCATGCTGGAGATACGGTGAAACTGATCTCCGAGAGAGAGCCGGAGCGCAACGGGGTGTATATGGTGGAGAGTGTGAAGGTGAGATACGGAAATGCTTATTATGAGCGGATTAACAAACTTAGCTACAAAATAGAATGACAGCAGAACAGGCTTTTGTAGAGATGGTACAAACACTGATGAGACGTTCGGGCGGACTGGAAGCCGGTTGCCGGGTCTGCTTGGGGACTGTAAAGGAGGTAAATCGTAAAGAAGGCACCTGTGTGGTGGAACGGGACGGGAGCCCGGAACTCAACGATGTGAGGCTGAACGCGGTGATTGATGAAAAAATAACGAATTCCTTCACGGTGATTCCCTCCGAGGGAAGCTATGTGTTGGTGCTGTTATTGGGAGTGGACACTGAAGGGTTGATACTCGCCACTTCGAAGATCGACAGGGTGGTAGTTCAAACGGGAGATGTTTCGTTGGATGTATCGGCAGATGGCGTAGTGATGAACGGTGGAAAGTTGGGAGGCCTTATTGATATTGCCAAACTGACGCAAAAGGTAAACGCTTTGATAGACGCCTTTAACGCTCATACGCATACCATTCCTCCGGGGGCGATATCGACACAGGGAAGTGCGACAACGCAGGCAACGGTGGCTCCGGTGAGCGTCCCTGCAATACAAAAAGGGGCGGACAAGCTGGATAAGGGGGATTATGAGGATGAACGGGTAAAGCACTAATGCGATGGGTAGACGCGGGATTTTAATGGATGAGACAGGCGATTTAAGAGTAGAGGTGGTACGGGATGCTGCCGGGTTGATCATACAGGGATTAGTGGTCGGTGAAAGCGACTACGACCATGTGGCGTTGATCGTTGGCTCCAATCGGGGAGATTTTAAAGAATTTCCGGTACTTGGGGTGGGCGAACAGTATTTGAAAAGCGTGGGGCGGGTATCACAGATGCGGGCGGACATACAAACACAGTTGGAGCTCGATGGCTATAAAGCAGACGTTCAGGTAAGTGATACGGGAAAATTGGTGATTGATGTGGAATGACAATTAAAAGTGGGGATGATGAAAGAGAGGTTGAGTGTGCATCTATGGGTAGCGCTATTTCTGACAGTTTGCGGAGTGGCATTATTGTTTTGCGGTTTTTGGGTAAAGCCGGCAGGGGAAATACATAATTCGGTATTGGTGGCTTACGGTGAAATTTCGACGTTTGCCGGCACAGCGTTCGGTTTCAACCATTACCGTAAACTATCCTTTAAAAAGGGGTTGGACGATATAGAAAAGAAACTTAAAGAAAAGGAGATTTTAAAAGATGAATAAACCGAGTTACATTGTGATTCACTGTTCGGCAACACGCGGGGACAGGGATTTTACGGAGAAACAGATAAACGAGGCGCATGTAGCCCGTGGGTTTGGAAAATGGGGATATCACTACTACATCCGCAAAGACGGGCGGGTGATTCCTATGCGGGCGGAGAATGAAGTCGGAGCGCATAACAACTGCATGGTTCCGGGAATGAAGGTTAGTTATAACCGTATGTCAATTGGAATTTGCTACGAGGGTGGTCTCGATGCCAACGGGCGGGCGACCGATACACGCACACCTGCACAAAAGGAGGCTATGGCACGGTTGGTGCAGGATATCGCTTCACGTCATGAAATACTGGATGTGCTGGGGCATCGGGATACGAGCCCGGACAAGAACAGGAATGGAGTGGTCGAGCAAAGCGAATGGCTGAAAGAGTGCCCCTGCTTCGATGTGAAAGCCGAATATCCGGCTTGGTTACCCACTGTAATTGTAAAGCCATGAGACGCGTAGTAGTAATATGCACGCTGGTATTGCTGACAGCGTGCTCTACCAAGAAGGTTAGTACAGAGCAAACGGATTACACCAAGCTGGTAAGCGAACTTCGCGAGCGGATTGCACGCTATGAGAAGCGAATGGAGGTTTACCGGGATAGTATGGTGATGGTAAAGGGTTTGCTGGAGAAAAGCAGTAACGTGGCAGATAGCGTTTCTCATTTAGAAACATCGTATGCAAAGAGTGATGCAGCAATCAGGGGCGGACGGCTCCATCATTCAATCGAGAACAAGGATAGTATCCCCTCTGTGGTGAAATACGTGTTTATAGAGATCGAGAAAACGGACACAGTGTTTGTGGCGAAAATAGACACAGTGTACAAGGATAGGAATACGAAGATACAGACAGTAAAGGAGAAAAAACGCTTTGCGGGAGACTTCTTCTACACTTCGGGCTGCATGGCCTGGCTGGCAGTAGTCGGTGCGGGTATCTGGTTCTTGTATAAAGTAAAGAAAGGTGAGCGATGAAGGTGCGGGTGTTATCTAACCAAACATTAGCAGACATTGCCATACAGGTGTATGGTGGAGTTGAAGGAGTGTTTATTCTGGCAAAGGAGAATGGGTTGAATGTGACGGATGAACTGATGCCGGGACAGGTGCTGCATTATACCGCCACCGGGGTGCTGGATAAGGGGATAACAAAGCATTATGGGGTGAATGGAATTTGTCCGGCGACGCTGCATAAAGTAAATGGCGGCGGCGTTTTTGGCAAAAGTTTTGATTCTACATTTAGTTAAATATGGCACGAACGATTGAGGAGATAGGCAAAGGAATGAAGCAGGCACTGGTGGCGGACGCAACGATACAGGAGGCTTATGGGTTGGTGCCGGGGCGGACATTTGAGGAGCAGTTCTCGAAAGTAAGCATTGAGGCAACCCTGATCTATGTGGTGGCGTCCGCCATCTGGTTGCTGGAGAGGATATGGGATGCATTCAGGGAAGAGACTCAGCAGCGCATTGATGAATCGTATGTGACTTCTCAGCCTTGGTATTACGCCAAGGCGCTGGCCTTTCAGAAAGGGGATAGTTTGGCTTTTGATGAAAAGACGTATTCGTTTCGCTACCTGAGTGAAGATGAAGCGAAGCGCGTGATAAAGCATGTAGCCATTCGACAGGTGACGGATGAGAACCTGACAAAGTTGAAGGTTTATTTCAGTGGCGCCAACAAACAGCCCATTACGGGAGACGTGAGAAGCTCGTTCGAGGCTTATATGCGGGAGATTGGAGCGGCAGGCACGCATTATTTATTTGTGAGCCAGGCGCCGGATACGTTGCGTGTACATCTTCATATCTATTACGACCCGTTGGTACTGGATAGTACGGGTACAAGGCTGGAAGGCGGTGGAAAGCCCATCGAAGAAACGATTGAGAAGTATTTGAATGCACTGGAGTATGGTGGTGTGTTTTATGCATCGAAGCTGGTGGATATGATTCAGACTACTCCGGGGGTACGGGATGTGACGCTGGATGGCACGACGTGGAAAGGAACAAAAGAGAACCGACGCAGGATTGAGGCTGATTCAGGTGCGTTTGTGTACGAGAAGAATGCGGCTGATATTATTTACTCAATAGATTAAGGCATGAATGTAGACTGGAGGAAATGGGTAACGGAGATGCTTCCTATGAGGCTGCGAATGCCAAGGATGCGAGCCTTAAGCTTTGTTTTATGTCGTCCGATAGAGGGGACGTATGCGGAGTTTGCCCGATGGAGAAAGCGTATGCGCGCAAAAGCCGGAGGCAGCCCGCAGGTATGCATGATCAAGCGAACGGTGTTTGATGAACTTGGCATCATGATTGAGATATTGGAAGGAGACGGGAAGCCTGTGGACTTCATCATACAAACGGCTTTCACGGACACAGACAAGGAGCGGCAGTTATTTGCCTTGCTGGATAGGTATAAGCTTGCAGGGAAGTCGTATGCGTACGAGAACAAAGAGGTAGCATTTAATTGCACGTGGAGTAGCTATGTGTGCGAGGATAATCCTCTGAGGTTCGGGTGGTCGAAATGGGTCTGTGAACTCAATAAGCCGGAAGCCGTGAATACGATCACAATTACCTACTACTGGCAGTATGATGAGAGTTGGGGAGCTAAGATCATAAAGAAAATGAGGTTTGCCGCAGAGTATCCTGTGCAAACGGATTTGGATATCAGATCGGATGTGTATCTACTCAATCAACATCAACAGGGAGCCTTAAAAGCGACATATACACTCAAGGCAGGATATAGCTCCCATGTGGTGGATACGTGGGTAATTGATAGGCATGAGAATGAAAGTGTATCGCCTGCGTTTGATACGGTTTACAATTATAAATTAAAAATAGTTGACGTAGAATGAGTAGTAATACAGGGATGGAGCGAGCTTATGAGCTCACCGTTTCACGCAGAGTAAGTGGGGCGGATGTGGAGGGTTATCCGCGTATATACCGACTAACAGGTGAGTTTGGAACATTCTCTGCCATCAGGAAGGAAGAGGTGGCTACAATGGGGTTAACTCACTATGAGAAGCGACTTAAAGCGTTTGTACAGTATGTTGAAAACGCAGAGGTCGGGGTAAAAGTAAACACGGACGAAGCATACAGGAAGAACCTGACGGCTTGTCCTATCTAATAATAGACCGGATATGAGTGCAGAATTAAAGAAACGGGCTGAACAGATCAGGGAGGAGACGATAGACGGTGCAAATACGGCTGACCGTGTTGGCGGAGTGATGGTTGATACGGTTACCGAACTGGATGCTCTCAGTGCCAAGCTTGAGGAGTTTATGGGACTTACCTATATCAGCGCCATTGAAGTCCCGGCAGAGGGCGGAGGTGCAGTAATCGGAGTGAGAACAATGAGTAAAACATGGGAGGTTACGTGATGGATAATACAGGATAAAAGCATCATGGTATAGCTCTTCGGACTTAGGACACAGAGCCGCAATAGGGTACGATAAACAGTATAGATAAATAGTAGATAACAAGTATTTTAAACAAAGAATAATATGGCAAAAGCAGCATGGTGTACCGTTACACCAACCTCAGGTAAAGAGAACGGAACAATCAATATCAGTGCAACAGCACACACGGGAAGAGCGGCTCGTACTACCTCGGTAACGGTACAAGCGGCAAATGGAGAAAGACCATCTGCAAGTATCGCAGTAAACCAAGCAGCAGCAGCAGTTGCTACAACAATGGACGCAACGAAGCCAGATATCCCCAAAGAGGGTGGAGTCGTAACGATAAACGGGACCTCAAACAGTTCAAAACTAAATTGGACACTAGGACCATTCATCAATGGACAGATTGTTGCGATTGATGAAAATGGGTATCCGGTAGTCGTAAAAGTGAATAGTGTTTCCATTACAAAAAATACTCTAATTGCGGGTGATCCCGGTGCCTCTGCCGTATATAGTTTTGTGGCAACACTGACTGCACCAGCATCACCATTTGCTGTAGATGTACCTTTTAAATTTCGAGTGACGGATGATTCCGGTGTATCAAAAGATTGTTCCTTTACCGTAAAAGCAGGGAAGTCCACTTTAAGTGTAGATAAGTCCTCTCTATCGTTAGTTAATGCAGGGACAGCGCAGCCTGTCGCCATCACCTCTAACGACAGTTGGACGGTTTCATAGAAAAACCCAAAGGGCGTTCGACTATTACTAAAGGAGGCAATCGAGTGCCACTCTTTTAAATAAATGAAGTAAAATGAAAGTAATTAGAAACAGATTTATCCCATTTAAAGGGTTTAGAGCAATGAATGTATGTGGAGTGCTATTTGCGCGTAAAGAGGCTAAGATAGACAAGAAAACGCTGAATCATGAGCAAATACATACGGCTCAAATGAAAGAACTGCTTTACGTGTTTTTTTACCTGTGGTACGTACTGGAATGGATTGTACGCCTGTTTATGAAGGGTAATGCTTATCGTAGCATATCATTTGAGAGGGAAGCCTATGATAACGAAAACAATGATAGGTATTTGAACGAGCGCCGCAAGTTTGCCTGGCTCTATTAAAACGGAAACACTTATTCGGAGGCGAGTGTAAAAAGAAAGCCCCCGGCTCGTTAGTAGTTTTCGACCACATACTAACACAAAGATGCGCCAACACGCACAACCGAGGGCTTTAATGCCTTGGGGTTACGTGTTGGCGTATCTTTGTAGTATGTGGTCGAGCTGCAAAGGTAGGCATAATAATTAAAAATAATAATAATATGGATGAGATTATTAGAAATAGTTCACTTATGGGAGAGCTAGTGATTAAACAAGTTAGCAAAGAGTTAGCAAAAGAAATGATTGTGAAGAATCACTATTCTCACAAATGGAACAATGGAGGGTTCGGGAAGTATAACTTCGGAATATTTAAAAGAGGAGATGACAGGTGTTTGGGAGTAGCCGTGTATGGGTATATGAAAAATCCCAGAGCAAAGTTGTTCTCTCATCCTAACCCCGAAGCGTGGATGTGCGAGTTAAACAGAATGTGGATTGATGATGAATTGGGAAAGAATGCAGAGACACTTCTTATTGCGGCTTCAATTAAGTTGTTACGAAAGTTGGATAAAAACTGCGTAGCAATACAGAGTTTTGCTGATGGGAGACTTGGGTGTGGGACGATTTACAAGGCGGCAAATTTTCGGTATTATGGATTTCACTATACACGTTTTTTAGTAAATCAGAGAACAGGTGAGGTTGTACATGAGCAGCTCTTTACAAACACAACGAGCCCGGCTGGGTATGTACGCAATAATATAGCATACTTGCTAAAGGAATTTAAAATATATACGGTACGGACATATCGGTATGTTTATTCATTGGATAAAAAGTTCAAGTTTTATAAGGAAGAAAAGCCATACCCAGAATATCATCGGGGAATGGATGAGGTGATCTGGGAACGAGATATACAAAAGATTAAGAAAAGGCTTATCGGTATGATTGAGTCTATAACTGAATAGCTTTCTCTATTTCACTGGTCATCATGCCGGTTAGTTGATCGACAAGATACTGAGAGCGCCCGATGAACTGTCGTTGAATGAATGTGCGCTTATATTTACGCTTGTGGCTTCTAACGACATGGGCGCGAACGGTAGTGGCTTTAATTCGTTGTCCGGAGCGGGTTTTATGCGCTTTTCGCTTGTGGGAGCTGCGTTCATGAGTGCGTACGGTTTCCGTCCCGGAAAAGGTACCGCTATCGTTGTGTGCACGTGCATAAGGTACATCGGTACCAATAATGGCATAATTGATACCGATGTGAAGATCATGAATGCTTCCTTTGAGGCGCCCACTCTTGATAAGGGTGGAGCCTCCTTTCTTTTTGGTTTTAACCCACGGCTTTTCTTGCCTGTCAACCCAGTTCTTTTTGATAAAGCGCTCTTTAGAAAACTCGACGGCCTTTTTTGCCGCCTTGGCCGGAATTCGCTGAACGGCTCGCTCTATATTCAAGCATATACGGTTAAAGTCTTTTAGTTGGTTATCCATCTTTAAATACTGTTTAAACGCTGCTTAATAAGAGACTTCGACACTATGAATAATTCGTTTGCACATATCAGTAAACCACTGTTCGATAACTGTTGGCTCCATGTGTTGAAGTGTCGTTTTATCGGTGTTTATTCCTCCTTTATTAAATGCCTCGATATTTACCGTTAGATTACGTACCTGACGCGCAGAACCCGTGACGGCATCGAGGTTGTCGCCAAGAGGTGCCGGCGTGGTTGTGGAGCCTCCCTGATTGTTTGGGTTTAGAGGAACAATAGAGTCTTCTTTTTTTAATGGGTTTAGCCCGGAATTAGTTGTGGCTTTCCAGTTCTTTATAAGCAAAGACTCTATATTTTTCATCTGATCGACCTTTCCCTCACCTTCTGAGTTCATTAGCTTATTGTAGCCAAGCTTAGTGAAATAGGTGATAGGATTTCCGGTGTACATCCATAGGGATTTTAAATCGGTGGGCAATTTGTCTCGCTCGGTTTGAGCTATATCCAGCTTAAGCTCGGCCAAATTCTTCACAAACGTATCCTTATCCATATATTGGGCGTTGTTTATGAGATCGAAATACTTGTCGTTGGCTTTGCCGGCGCCCTTGTCGAACATCCCTTTCGCTCCCAGCGTTAGGCTGTTAACAAGTTCTACGGTAGCCAGCTTTAACTCTGCGATCTTGTATTTGAGAGGAAGCAGCGCTGTGCCGATCTCTATTTCCATTACCGCCAATTTATTGCGCAGTATTTCGTTCTGGTAGTTTAGATCGTTTTTTGCCAGTTGCATGGTTTTATCCATATCAAGTTTGGCACTATTGAAGTTCTCAAAAGTCGATTGTAGCTGTCCGCTTTTGTCGGTTGCCGCCTGTATCATAGCGATAAGCCCCTCGGAGCCGGAGAACTGATTTTTTAGACTTACAACCTGCTTGTCTTTATCGAGTCCTGCGAACTTTTTGTTTAGTTCGAGCATGAGGGTATCACCCTGTTTTATGGCGCCATTATTGTCATAGATGCTAATGCCTACTTTTTTAAACGCCTTAATAGTGGCGTCTTTGGTGAGATCATTAAACATCGACTTTGTAAGTGTGGCGGCTTCATCAACAGACTTTGTTTTAACAGTGAATAGTGCCAGCATTTTGTTGGCAGTATCAAAGGTTTGGTTATTGGAAGCAGCAGCGCCGGCATAGACGGACTGCACCTGTGCCAGTTGGTCAAAGGTGGTTACGCCAACTTTGACGGTGGCATAGGCAGAACGGTTGTACTCCTTTAGCTTCTCTTCCCCAAAGCCAAAGTTTGCCATACCTTTGGCCGTTCCTGCGATGTAGTTGTTAAAGTCGGCTTGCATGAGGTTGGCAAACTCCCCCTGTTGTTCTACAATACGCCGAACTTCGCCTCCAAACTTACCAGTGGTGCTCTGCACATCAAAATAGCCTGTAATGGATTTATTTGTGTCAAATCCTTTATTATATGAGGTATCCAGTACCATCCGCTTCAAAGAATCAATTTCCCTTTTGCTCTTATCGAGGTTTAGGTTAGCAAGAGTGCGGAATTGGGTGTTAAAGTCTGCGGCCTTTTGGGTCGTATAATCTATACCTTTACCAACCGCGAGTATGCCTGCGGCCGTTAAGGCAATAGGATTTGTAGCCATTTTAAAGGCATTGCCTATAAAAGGTACTTCGTCTGCTATTGCCTTTGAGTGTTTGGTGAAGTTGAATTTAAGTGTATTCATCTTCTTTTGCATCTCTCCAACCCCTTTAACGGTCTCTCTTTTTGCCTGATTTAAACCAGCCTTTAACTTGTTTTTGAGTTCAAGCATCAACTCGATCTTTGCCTGTCCGTTCAT